TAGTAAGCTTTAACGCTTTTACCCTCTGTATGATTATAAAAGCTTTGGATAGTAGCGTTATCTATTTTAACGCCATGCCCTTTAGCTTCTGGCGTACTAATTACGCTAACGCCAAAAATAACCCCTTTTTCTTTATCTACCCTATTTTCTAAAAGTGTAGTATCTTGCGAAAAGTTAAACTGCTCCATAACAAGCAGGCGGGTTTGTCTACTAACTAGCTATAGGCGGGTCAGTTATTATTTCTTTTAGGAGCTTATTAAGCCAGCTTTCTAAGGGCTTGCGGTGCAGGTCTCTAATACGCTGGTTACCTATTTGGGCAGTTAATATTTTTACCCGCTCTAAATTATTTAAAATTTCCTCCTCACTTATAACTAAAAGCCCGCTTCTCTTCATTTCTTAGCCTTTTTTCTTTGCCTAGCTAGGCTTACTGCCTCTTGCATTTTAGCCTGCTGGGCTGGCGTTATTTCCCGCTTGCTTTTTTTGCCTCCCGCAGAAGCTATAGGGTTTTTTATTTCGCAACCGCATTTAGGGCATTTTAATTTACTCATCCCTAAAGCTTGCCTTAACAGGCTAAGGAGGGCAAGGGTTTAATAAATTTATATTATGTAGGAATTATGTAGGAATTATGTAGGCTTTGCCTGCTCTGGTATTTGCCCTGCCTGCATTGCTTCTGCTAGCCTCTGGTTATCTTTGGCTATTTTCTTTACCTCAATATCGAAATCTAAGCCATTATTAGCAAAAATGGTAGAGGCACTAGCTAAACCAGATTTTAGTAAAAGGGCATCGGTTTGCGCATCTTGCCTGCGATCAAGGGTAGGGCTTCCAGTCCAACGAAAGCTAAAGCCCTCTCTTGTTTCCTCGCTCATTTCTGGTAGCTCTCCTGTAGACTCCCACTTGAACTGCCTCCACCTGCATAACCTAAATAAAAACTGCTCTGCTAAATCTTCTCTAATCTGGTTAAATCTATGATTAGTTACCGCCCTAGTAGCCTTAGAGGAGCTAAAGCTTGCATTACTCCAGCCTACTAGGTTTTCCATAGTAATACCTACAGCAGAGCAGGCAAAGCTTATAAGGTTAATTAAAAATTTATCTACTCCATCTATAGCCCCGCCCTGTATAGTCTGTACGCTTTCGCCCTGCTCTAAAAGTAAGAGGCTTCCGCTATAGAGTTTTTTATAGGTACTGCGTAGAGGTTCATCCGTAAACTCGTTACCATCCCATCGAGCAGAATTTGTTTCGTTTGAGGTTATAAACCCAGTAAGGGCAGAGCTAGTTTTAACCTTAGCAGTAAAAGCAGATTGTACCTCATGTATATCCTCTAGCGTTTTAAATGCGGGGGCAAGCATAGGCGTACCCCTTAACTGCCCTATCCTAGAGCGGTTAGCTATATGTATAACATCCTTAGCGGGTATATAAGTACCCTGCGTATAATCTACTACGCCGTCTTTTAAGCCCGCCACTCTGTAGCTAATAACCCTGCCAAATTTATTAAGTACTAAACCCTCTATTTCGTTATCGCGCTTATCATCAGAAGAAAAACCAGAGCCTATACGCTCGCTAGGTAAAAGCTGTATACTCCCGCCCCTAGTTAAAATAACAAAAACCTCACCTGCTAAAAGTAAGTCTGTTATTATACTGGCTAGGATTCTACGCATCCCCCCGCCCGCTATATCGCAGTTTTTAAAATATCTATTAAAAGCTTTTTCTCTTTGCTCATCTAGTGAGCTGTTTTCTGTAGTAGCGTTAAAAGTGCAGTAGCCTAAATTACTAACAAATACCTGTACGATAGCTTTCGCTATAGGGTTATTACGCTCTAGGTCTCTAAGATTAGAAAGTAGCTCTAGCCTAGAGCCATGATTTAAAACCTTTTCCTCGCTCTCTACAATTCTGGAGCGATCCTGTATGGCATCTTGAGTACGCTTCCAATGGGGCTTAGCCCCGCCATATCCTAATTTTACTGGATTTCCTAAATTATCTAAAATCATAATTTGCTAGTTACTACCTTAACCCTTTTAAATGTAGGGTCATAATCATTACCTGCCAGCCTATGGCTTATAATATTATACTCCTGCTCTGCTCGCCCTAGCTCTATTCTTATATCCTCTTGTAGCCGAAAGCTTTTAGAGTTACCCCCAGAGCTTACAGCCGTCATACCCATTACCTCTAAACGCTCTAAGGTCTTTTCTAGCCTATTTATACGCAGGCGTAAAAACTCAAGTTTTTCTGGGTCAGAGCGGTAGTTAGACATACTAAGGGCGGGGCTTGTCTACCGAAAAAGTAGAGGGTAATTTTTAGGCATAAACTTCTTAAGGGCTTTAGGAGTACGCCCCTGTATTCGGTCTATAAAGAATTTTTTACGGCGGTTAAGGCTATTAGTTAAATTAGCCTGTGCCCTAGTAGGTCTGGAAAACCTAAGCCCGCTACTGCCTAAGCTTAGCTGGTAAAGGCTACCTACTCCTATTCTTTTAGAGTTACCTAAAAACTTTTTTACTATTTGGTAATGGCTAGCCTTTGTTATGTACGCAGGCAGTTTTTTAGGTAAAGGTAAGTTTAGGGCTACGCTCATAGCGTAAAACTGGGAAGCAGATAAGCCCTTGCGTAAAATCCTCTCTTTAGCTTTCGCTTTCTGCTTTTGTATATATCTAGCATAGCGTTTATTATTTTTACCTTTCTGCCCCAGCCATCGCCCTGCTGGGTACTTATATTTTTGCCCGCCATGAGCGCTAGAAATTGTATCTAGTACTGGTCTGCCTACATGGTAAAGCCTGCCATCATCTTCTATAGCTATTTTACGCTCCCCTGTAGCCTTTCTATAGGTTACGCCTTCTGGTAAAGTATATTTAACTACTTTGGCAGTTGTCATTTTAGGTACTTTATCTACTGCATTTCTTAAAATATGCCCTGCCTCTGCATCTACTACCTCTTTAAAGCTTTTACCAGTTATACGCTGGAGGTTTTTAACTACCTCTCTAAAGCCTATCATAGTTACATCAATTTTAGGCTTCATTACATTTCTTGGGGTTGTATTTTTTCGCTAAGAGGTTTTCTTTTGTTTCCATACTTACCTGCGGGCTTGTCCACTTTTTGAAAAGTTTTAGTTTTCTGTAAGAAATGCCTAAGAGCCAGAGCATAATTTAAGCAGTCAAACCAATGGTTTTCCCTATCTATCTGCTTAAACTCATAAATAAGCCTGCCGTTTTTATCTCTTTTTTCTACCTCAACCTCTGCTAATAAATGGCGGTATAGTAGTAAATCTGCCCCTTGATAAATTACCAGCCCTGCCAAGCTCTGGTTGCGCATCCTTACAAGCAGGCGTTTAAAATGCGTATTATTTATATCAAACCTAGTAACGCTAGCTTTAGAATCCTTAAAGCCGTCAGTAGGGTTTACTTGTACTATATTTAACTGCCCCTGTAGAGTATTCTGCCCCCGCAGGGCAAACCATTTTTTACCTAATCTCTGTATATTAGAAAGTACAAAAGCGGTATTATACGCAGAATCTACGCCCGCATAATCGCAAGAAAACCTTTTATATATTTGTTCTAAGTCTCCAAAGTTATCTGCTCTACCATGATCTACTATGTAAGTACTAGCTAAATGGTCATGCGCGGTAACCATCCAGTAAAACTCGTACTTTTGCACATCGCAAGTAAGGAGGGTAAAACAATCTGGAGGCACTTCCCCCCTAGTAAACTCTCCCTCTAATTCTTTTAATTTAATTATATCTGGAAGCTCTTCTGTATCTTGTTTCCAAGGCAAAGCTTGAAAGCTATTTCTAAAATCTTGTAGCTGGTTAGTTTCCTTAGCCTCTAAAAACATCTTACAAGCATCTGTAATACTTATATAAGAAGAGTATAGGCTGTTTAAATGGTAGCCCTCATGCGTGGGGTCTGCCATAGGGTTAGTACTTTCCCACTTTGCAAGCGGGCTACTTACCATTTTATTTTTCTCGTTAGTATCTGTAACGGCGTACTCGCAATATGGGCAAACTAATTTAGCCGTACTAGCAGAGGCGTTTATATCGGTTACCCCGCCAGTTAGTTTCTTATCCCATTGAACGCTAAATTTTTCTTCTCCTTTAGCAAAGCCTATTTCTGCCAGCTCTCCGCAGGAGGGGCAAGGCACTCTATAGGTTTTAAAAGTACTCTGCTTTAAATGGTGAGTAATAGTTTCTGCCCCATTATCAATAGTGGGGGTAGAGGCTAATACAAAAAGTTTACTAGAGCCGTAGGCTTTAACTCTGTTACTGGCTAGCTGTATAGCCCCCGCCTCGTTTTTATTTCTAACCTCTGCCTTATCGCACTCGTCAAAACAAACTACCGCACATGGGAAACTTGCTAATTTACTAGCAGAGCCTGCCCCGCCTAAATGTACATTAGTAGTTTTTAGCTGGTAGGTAAGTATACTAAAATTGTCTGGATTATCTGGTAGTATTTTACTTACCTCCGCACTTGCCCTCATCATAGGCTGTATACGCTCCTTACTGATTTGCCTAGCAGATTGATCAGAGGGCATAAGGTATAAAACAGGCTTAGGCGTTTTTGTTACTACATAAAGTAGCCCAATGTGCATGAGCGTAGTTTTCCCAGTCTGGGAGGCAAAGCAGATAGTAAGCCTGTTAGTACTTTTGTTACCAAACTGATTAAGAGGCTCGTTTAAGTACTGGTTAAAGCCAGCTCTAAAGTAACCAGCATAAGGGCTAACTTCTTTGGGTATATAAATATGCTTTTCTGCCCATTCCGTAACGCTTAGCTTTTCTGGCGGGCGTAGTATCTCAAGTGCTGATTTTTTTAGTACGCTCATCTTTTTCTAGGTTTTTACAAAGACTATCGTAAATATTATGTAGCTCTTGCTCTAAAATACTTTCGGCTCTGGCGGGGTCTGTAGGGTTTAAAGCAGAGGCTAAGTTTTCTGGTAAGGCATCTAAAGCCTGCCGTAGAGGGTAAAGTATACTTACTAGTACCTCGCTAAGCTCGCCAGAGTCTACTAGCTTGCCCTCCCGCTCTGCTACATTTAAAGC